TGATGTATGGAATTATCCAATAACGATTGCAAAAGCTGTAAAGCAAAATATAGATTATCTTGCAACATCTAATAATATTAAAAGATTACAAACTGCAGTACGATCTGATTTTGGAATTGGTATTAGATTTGCTAAGTGGTTGGGATTTACTAATGAAGGATTAATGAAAAGCTACGGATTTGATGGTACTGATCATTATAGAATGTCAAGGATTTACTAATGGGACTAGAAACAGCAGCTTTAGTAGCAGTCGGTGGTTTAGGTGTAGCACAATACCAACAACAAGGTGCTACTGGTAAATTTAATCAATCAATTCAAAATCGTAATGCACAATTATCTGAGCAAGAAGCTGCTCAAATGCAAAAACAATTAGAATTTGATTTAGGAAGATTTGATCAAAGGTTTCAACAATTACAGGGACAGACTGTAACTAGAATTGCAAAGACAGGAGCAGATTTATCTGGAACAGGATTAAGAGTATTAAGAGCAAATGCAGAACAAGGTGAAATAGAAAAAAATATTATGGAATATAATTCTAAAGTTGGTCAAGCAAGAAAATTTGAAGAAGCAAACTTTTATAGAATACAGGGACAAGTTGCTAGACAACAAGCAAGATCAGCTCAAATAAGTACACTATTTTCTACTGGAACATCTTTACTTTCAATGGGTGGAGGATTTGGTAAATCTTCAAGTATGGGAGGATTAGATGGTGCTAGTTCTTATGGTCAATATTATTCTAATCCAACAGGCTACTCAGGATCATTTTAATGCCAAGAGATTACAAAAGTGAATATAAAAATTATCATTCTAAATCAGATCAAAAGAAAGATAGAGCTGGTAGAAATGGTGCTAGACGAATGTTAAAGAAGAAATATGGAAACAGTTTACTTGGTAAAGATGTAGATCATAAAGATAGAAATCCAAGAAACAACAGTATGAGTAATTTAAGAGTACAGTCTAAATCAGCAAACAGATCAAGGAATCAATAATGCCAAAGATACCTACATTTGAATCACAAACAAGACCAACAGCAGAAATTGGTGGAGTTAAATCTAATATTCAAATGCCATTTGAAACATCTTTTACTAAGATGGGTTCTGCAATAGCAGATTATTATGTTAAAGAAAAAACTGCAGAAGCAGATACTAATGCTTTAAAAACACTAAGTAGTTTATATGGAAATCAAAATGATGGAACTCAAGGATTATATTCTATTCAAGATGAACTAAAAAAGAATCCAAACCCAAGTCAAGCAGCAGTATTATATGATCAAAAGATAAAACAACTATGGAGTTCTGCTGAAAACTCAACATTAGCAAATGCAGATAATTTTACTAGAAAAGCGTTAGAGCAAAAATTTTATGCAACAGCAAATATATTTAAACAAGATGTTATTAAAGGATCAAGAGATTCTTTATTTGAAGAACAAAAAAAAATAACAAGTCAATTTTTACAACAAGACAGTCTTAATTTAAAAACATTAGGAGAAAATTATTTACCTGTTTTTAATCAAAATCAATATGAATATATAAACAAACTTTCAGATTTAGAATCTCAACAAAAGAAACAATTAATAGCTGAAGCAATAGCTTTTGGTCATAAAGAACTTGGTCAAACTATTATAGATAAATCACCAGAACTTTTTACTAAATTAGTTAAAGAAGGAAAATTATCATTAGATAATAAAAGTTTTGCAGAACTTGTTGATAAAGCAAATAAAAAAACAGAAGAAAATACATTTAATACATTATCCGAAGGATTAAATGTTGAGGCTGGAGTTTCAACACCATTAGCAATTCAAAATGCTTACAATCAAGCAAAAGCTGGAACATTTGGTGGGGATGTAAATAAAATAAATATGTTTAATAATTTACAACCTGGTGAAAAAACTAAATTCTTTGAAACTCTTGATAAGAAAAAAAGAGAATCTTTTGCTGAAATTAATAATGTTAATACAGCTATAATGAATGAAAGAAGAAATGTTGCCATTAATAACTCTGTTCGTGTTTATGATACTTTTAAAACAAATGGTGTAATAGATAAATTAAAAGTAAATCAAATCTTTGGAGATAATACTGATGATATTAACACAGCAACAAAACAACAACTTATAGATTTATCAACTAAACAAGGTAATAATGAATTAAAAAAAATTAGTAATTATTATAAAAATAATGAAATAACTAATAAAATTTTAAATTCAGAAATAAAAGACATATCAACTCCGTTTGTATTATCAGGAGAAAATGAACCAAGAAGTATATTACAAAGAGCAGGAGATGGAATAAATACAGAAGTTGATTTACAATTTTATATAACTTATTTATTTCCAAATACAAAAAACCAAGAATTTGTAAAAGATAATAAAGAATTTTTTAAATTTATTGAAAAAAATCAAAAAGCAATTGAAGGAACTGAATATGCTAAATATTTAGATTCTAATTTAGATAATCGTTTAAATTTATTTAAGTCTGATATGTTATCTCAATTTATATCAAAAAGACAATCAGGCATATCTGCACAAGAATTACTTGATCCAAAATCAAAAAATTATATAGGAAAGAGTATTACAAATTATATTCCTACAAAAGCTCAAATACAAGATAGTTTAACTGATTCATTAAAATTACAAAAAGATAAAAAATATCCTCCAAAATTACCAAAAGAAACTAGCACTGACTATTTAAAAAGAATAGGAATGTAATGAGTGGTACAGCAGAATTAAATGCTTTAAAACAAGGTGGTTTTTCTGAACAAGAAATACAAACTCACATACAATCTAAAGGAGAAGCGTTATTAGGAGGAGGATTTTCTAAAAAAGAAGTTAATGAATATTTTGGAATTAAAGAACCAGATACAAAAAAAATAGAAACATTCTGGGCAGATGCTTTTACTGATGTTGTTTCTCCAGATGATTTAAGACTTTTTAACGATCCTAATACTCCTGAACTTACAGCAAAACAAATTGCAGATAAAATTCAATTAAAAGTTTGGGGTGCTGATAATAATTTAGAACCAATATTTAGATCAAGACTAGGAAATTCTACAGTTAATACAGCTCTTAATTTACATACTGGAGGAAAATATGGAATGGAAATGAATTTACCAGATCCACAAAATATGGGTTTTGGTCAAAAATTATTAGCTGAAGGTGTTAGTATGGTAGCAGAAACTCCAACTTATGGTGCTGGTTTTGCTTTAGGATCAGTTACTACTGGCAATCCTCTTGTTGGACTTTTTACTTCAGGATTTTTTGGTTCAACTATAGCCGAAATATATGCTGATATGCGTCAAAAAAATGAAGTAGCGTCTTTGCCAGAATTTTGGAAATTATTTGTGGAAAAAGGAAGGGATGTTGGAATTAAAGAAGGATTAAAATTTTATGCAGGAGGAGTAGCAACAAAATTTCTTGGACCACTTAGTACAAGTGTAACAGCAAATACATTAGCATTTAATACAGCAATGACAGGAGCTGGAGTTTTGTTAGGAGATGAACTTCCAGATCCAGAAATGTTTTTAATTCAAAATATTTTAACTTTACCAGTTGGTTATTCTATAGCAAAACAAAATATAAAAAATGCTGTTATAAAAACAGGTAAATCTCAACCAGAAATATTTGATGATATGGTTAAAGACAGAACTATTAGAGAAGATTTTTCATCTATTAATATGAAAGAAGTAAGAGCTTACCCACAAACAAAAGAAATTGCAAAACCTGAACCAAAACCAATTGTTATTGAAAGAAAAACACCAACAGATCCAGATGCGGCTAAATTAGAATCTTCAATTCAAAGAGAAAAACCAGTTCAAGAATTTAGTGCTAAACAATTAAAAGATGATTTTCTTTATTATGGAATAGATAAATATAATATATTTAAACAAGTGGTTGATAAAGCAAAAAAAATGGGAATTAAAGATTATGAAAAAACAATAGATCCTTATGAAGGTTTAATCTTACAAAGTGGTTTAAAAGGTGTTGCTGAATATAATATTAGATATGGAACATTAGATTCTTTTCAAAAAAGTTATGAAAAAATTGGACCATCATTACAAGAAAGAGTTGGTAAAGTAAAATCTCTTGCAGAATTAGATAGCATTGATCACATTTTACTTGGTCAAAGAGCAATTGAAAAATCATCTCAAGGATTTAAAACTGGAGTAGATATTGAAGCTGCCAAAAATTTTGCTAAAAAAAATCCTCAACTAATACCAAAACAAAAATCAATTGTTGATTATTCATATATTCAATTTAAAAATTTAAAAGAAGATGGAATGATGACAGAAAAAGGATTTAAAGCAATGACAGAAGCCAATAAAGATTATGTAACATTTCATAGAGTAATTGAGCCAAAACCTGGTAAAAAAAATTTTGGAGATGTAATAGTAAATTCATTAAAACCATTTAAAGGCGGAGAGCAGAAAATTTATTCTCCATTAGAAAGTGTTGTTAATAATACTTATTTATTTAGAGCTGTTGGAGAAAGAAATATTGCCGATAGAAATGCAATTGATTTAATTTTTAAAATAAAAAAACTTGATCCTACAGCTTTTCCAGAAGTCTATGAATCTCCATTAAGAACAAGAGAAACAAGAGTTACTCCAGAAGAATTAAAAAAAATTGGAATAGATGTTTCTAAATCAGATAAAGAAATTTTAGATGCTTTTTCTATTTTTAGAAAAGAACAGGGTTATTTAAAACCTACCGAAAGACAAGTGTATGTAGATGGAGTAAGAAAAGTTTATGAAGTTGGTCCAGACTTTGCAAGAGCCTTTTCAAGATTAGATAAAACAATGTGGGATGATATTACTAAATATATTGGTGTTCCAACTAAAATGTTAAGAGCTGGTGCTACACAAATAAACCCTGAATTTATGTATAACAATATACCAAGAGATGCTTTTCAATCATCAATTCTTAGTAAGACTTGGCATCCACCATTTCTTGCAACAATTCAAGGAGCAGCAATTCTTATTAAACCAATAAGAACAGCACTTGGTTATCAACCTATTTTTGAACAATATGTAAAATCAGGAGCTTATAGATCATCTCTTGTTCAAATGGATAGAAATTATTTTCAATCAAGTTACAAGGATTTATTTACAGGAATTAGACCATTAAATGTAATTACTAAACCATTTGAAATATTAAGAGTAATATCAGAAAATTCAGAAGCTCTTAATAGAATAGGTAATTTTAAATTTTCATTAGATAAATATTTAAAAGAAGGATTTGAATTAAAAGAAGCTATAAGAAAAGCTGGATATGATTCAAAAGTAAATCCAGTAGATTATTTAAGATCTGGTGTTGCTTCAAGACAAATGAATTTAGTATCAGCTTTTTTTACAGCAAGAATTGGTGCATTAACAACTGTTGTTGAGGCATTTAAAGCAAGACCATACGCAACAACAGCAAAATCTCTTGCATATATAAGTTTACTTAGTTTTTACAATTGGCTTCAAAACCATGATGATCCTGATTATCAAAGACTTTCACAAATAAGAAAAGATTTGTTTTGGAATTTTAAAATTACTAATTCTTCAATAACTGATTTATTAGGAGATGCAGGAGCAAAAGAAATAAAAGAAAAAGGTTATTTTTATTTTTCTCTTCCCAAACCATTTGAACTTGGTTTATTATTTGGAACAGGAACAGAAAGACTTTTAGATTACTATAAAACAAAAGATCCTGAAGCAATTAAAAATTTTTCATTCAATTTTATAAAAGATTTTTCTAAATCATTTATTCCAATTCCAGATGTTGGCAAACCAATTTTTGAAGCATGGAGTGAAAAAAGTTTGTTTACTGGGCAACCTATAGTTCCAAATTCTTTAAAAAATCTACCAGCAGAATATCAAGTTACACAACACACAACAGAAACATCTAAACTTATTGGTCAATTAATAAGAACAATAACTGGTGATGATTTTTCTGGATTATCAAGTCCACTACAAATTGATAATGCAATAAGAAACTGGACTGGACCAATGGGTAATCAATTGGCAAAAGCTATTGATAAGGTTTTAATTGAATCTGGTGTTATAGATGATCCAATAAAACCAGACGTTCCAATACATGAACAGTTTTTTTTCAGATTAATAGCTGCTAAAAATCCAGACAGAAATGCACAACCTGTTACAGATTTTTATAAAGAATGGGAAAAAGTAAGTAAAAGATTAAGTGCTATAAAGAACTTTAAAGATTCTGGAGATATGATATCAGCAGATAATGAGGAGGCTAAATTACCAGTAAATTATATTGATTTAGAAATTACTTTTAAAGCAATAAGATTTAAAGAAGAACAGATAAGAAATATATTTAATGCAAAAGGATTTTCTCCAGAAGAAAAAAGAGAAAACATTACTTCTTTAATAGATAGTATAATAGATGAATCTATTATTGGATTAAAAAGATTTAAACAAAAGTAATAGACATAGTGATTAAAATATAATAAAGGAACTTTATGACAATATCTTCAACTACAGTTAGAAACAGTTATAGTGGTGATAACTCTACAACTACCTTTTCTTACACATTCAAGATATTC